CTTGCGACCATGTTGGACATAACCTATTACATCTATGTCTTTATTCCAACACAGTCTACAACTTCCACACTTTCCATCTCTCTCATATGCTTCACACTTAGTTATAGTATTATCCTTATGTCCTTCGGGCATGATCGTTGATCCATGAAAACCAGGAATATAATCTCCTACTATACTGTCAGAACTATATCTTACTACAACATTAGGTAATGAGTCAAGCTCTTCTAGTGCTTTATGAAACTTGGGAAACTTATGGCTTCGTGTAGGTATCCAAAACTTACACCAACTTGCAGCTTTACATATCTCTATCCACCTCTCAACTAATTTGACATGATAAAAATCTCCACTATCAAAAAGTCTGAAGTATCTATCGTTGTCTAACTCCTTTACAAAATCAGAAACAAAATCATCTCTCTTCCAATCTTTCTTGTTATGAATACGAGGTGCTTTTACATTAGGATAGTTATAGTTTCCTGTTGTTGCATAACAACCTTGACAAGCATCCACTAATTCTCCGTTACTCTTCCTAGCACCTGGACAAGTTTCTACAGCTTGAAGACTCCATGATCTGCAAGGCATTTTACCTGCTTTACTTATTCGTAGCATCACGCACATCCTCAATAAATTTGTAAGCATCTTCTAAATGGAGATTATTATCAGGTATATTAAATTCCAGTTGTAATTCTTGTAGTGCTACATGAACACACTCCAACTTTTCATTTACAATAAACTCATTCCAAGTTAAATGCTTGTAATGTTGTCTCCATTTAGTTACTAGATATTCACTCCATTCCATATCACTCCTCCTCAATTATTATCCTCTATCAGATGAACTCCGTCCACTTGAAACTGATCATACCCTACCACATGCTTATCAAAATCTGGAATAGTTTCCCATACCTTTTTGATTGCTTCTTCCTCAGTCGTGGCTGTCACCTTTATCTCATACAGAATGACTTCACTCGCACAAATTTTAAATTCTTTTTCACTCATGCTTATGTCCTCCATCCATATTTAGATTTGTTATTTTCTACACATTTCATCTTCCAAGTTTTGTTGCTGTCCTCATCAAACAAATCTTTGGGTAGATTCTTCTCGTAGCCCGCTTTAATTCTAAGTTTTCTAGCAGTATCAGGTGCATTACTATTAAAGCAACTCGGTGAATGAACACCAAGATGTGAAACTGCAAAAGAATTATCGGGATGATTCCAATTAATACTCATACTATTCTCCTCTCTATAAAAGTCGTAACTGAGTTACGTGTTATAATAATAGTTGCAGCTGTTTTGACAAAATACAGGCGCAACCCCATTATTCCATTATACTCTACTAGGGGAGTGCTTCAAGCAAAAAGCACAGTTTCAAGTTGACCATAAGAATTTAGTTAAGAATGTTTTTCCTGGTTCTATAAGAGTATCGAACTCCTAGAGAAATTGTCGAACTCCTAGAGAGATAACTATTATGTCGGATAAGTTGTCGAACTCCTAGAGAGATAACTATTATGTTAGCGGCTAATACTCTTATTGAAAGTCGTAACTGAGTTACGAGTTAACGATGGGCCAAAGAAGATAATGATGGGCCTAAGAAGATACTAATCTTCCCAGGAACTAGAGATTGTCGAACTCCTAGAGAGATAACTCTTACTGGCTGCAAAAATGATCTTCTTTAAAGTCGTAACTGAGTTACGAGTTATCAGACTCATATGCGCATCGAGCACAAAAAAAACCCGCCCAATAATTAAATTAAGCGGGTTCTTATTATGGCTCTAGTGCTCTTGATTCTATCGGTTATTGGTTAGTTATTTTGATTAACTTCATCATCTAATATTAACGCTGTTAGCAACATTATGACTGATATTATTTGTAAGATTGTAAAGAAAATCAATCCAAACATGTCTATCATTTTAAATGCTTCTGAGGCTAAAATTGTAGATGAGATTAATACAAATACACCCGCAAAATAAAGTAAATTTATTATTAAATTCACTACTATTTATTAGGCACTAAAATGATCTTTTTAATCGCAGTAGTAATCTCTTTTTCAATTGATTTTATCTGCTTAACTTTTAGATCATCGTTATTGAGAATCCCTTTAATCATCTTATTGATGTTATAAAGAGCAACTCGTCTATGTTCCCGATTACCTCGATTCTCATATGATTGACGAATATCTAACATAGTCGTTTCACCATCGAATTTTTGGTCACGTTCAACATAGGATCGGATATAACTAAAATATTTACTTACCGTATTATTGCACGGTGTTCTACCTTTATTTATACCTTCTTCTTTTTCACCTAGTGCACCCTCTTGTCGTCTTCTTTTCCAATTGTTTTGGTCATAGATGACAACCTTTAAGGTGTCTATGGTATCGGTTGATTTGTGAAATCCACCCGTAAAAATTAGATTAACTAATTGATCGGATTGTGTAGCTACTGACTTCTTAGTTTTATCAATATCTACTTTCACATTCTCGAGTTTAGTATGTATCTCAAGACATAATTTACTAAGTGTCTTTAAGATAGTTACTCTTGAGGGTTTAGTTGATTTTTTCGAGTCTTTACTGACTGCTTTTTGTGTGCTCATATTTTTTCCTTATATTGAGCGATATCCCCAAGAGCAAAAAAGCCTTTGTCTCGTAAATGAGTCTGATTGTTAAAGAACGCGACTAAATGAAGTCATAAGTCATTATCTCATATAGAGCCGTTGGTTCAACTGAATGTCATGGTTTTGATTTGTGAGAATAAGATAATTTGTAAGTGTTTGATTCAGAATTACAAAGGTTCAAAGTTAAAATAGTGATTAGACTTATTTAAAACGTGTTAGAGGCGTTTACTAGGCAACTTGATACATTTGACAACCTTATAAAGTCGTAACCGAGTTACGAGTTTTAATAAGACTTTCACTTTGCCCGTTGTAGCTGTTTGTTGTTTGCGCACAACAACTGAGCAAGCATAATTTCTAGCATTTGTCAAATTTTCAAAGTTATTAAGTGTTGTTAAGAAACAACCCATGCAGGTGACCGCCCCCTACCGCCCAGCAATTAACTAATGCTTGAACATTTTTAGAAGGTTTTGAAGTGTTTACTTGATAAATCGGGCATTCTTTTATAATATATAGTCACACCTACCATATGTTGTAACCCTGGCATCCCATAAGGAACATTATACAGGTAGATTTCAAAGTTGTCAAGTACTTTCTTTACTGTTTTTATAAAAAATAACTTGACAGATCCGTTAACTAGTCCTATAATGGTTAACATAATGAATAATAACTACTTACCCACAACAAAAAGAACTAGGGAACTTACTGAAAAGCAACAGAAGTTTCTAAATTGTCTTATAGAGACTAATGGAGATCCTAAACGTGCGGCAGAGTTAGCAGGTTATAGCTCTGGTAACTTTTATCAGGTTGTTAGTGCTTTAAAAGAAGAAATAATAGACTTAGCTACTAATGTTTTAGCGAATAGCGCACCTGAAGCAGCTTTCAAGTTAGTCGATATAATGAATACAGATCAACCTATGCCACAGATAGGAAATAAACTACAAGCCGCACAAGCTATTTTAGATCGTGTCGGAGTTGTAAAGAAAGATAGATTAGAAGTTAACCATAATGTAAGCGGTGGAGTGTTTATATTGCCAGAGAAGACAATTATAGATGTAGAGCCAGAACCTATAACTGATTGGGAGAGTGAAGGAGAAGGTTGAAATGGTTCTAGACAGCGATAATAAGGCATTTATGGACTTTTGTCGTTGGTTATATGATGAGAACTGTTATGAACGATGGCAACATGGTCTAAAGCCTTACGAACACTTTAAAGTTTACTACTCTAAACATACTGACTGGTTAAGAAAAGAGTACGAACAAAGAGATAAGACTACTTAGGAACTTATATGAATATAGAAGAAGAAATAAAGCTAATATCTAGACGTACAGAAGAAACATTAGCAATCGTTGTAGATCATTTTAAAGATACAGATGAGCGAATAGAAGAAATAGAATATAAAATAGAAGAAATAGAAAGTAACCATGAAGCTTTAAAGAAAATGTTAATAAAGCAGTTATTAACAGAGAACAATAATCGGAACTCCTCTTGAGATGCCCATAGAAGTACTAGCAAAAAATGATGTATTGAACGATAAGGTCGCTCATTTCTTTAAGTCTGGAAGCTTATTAAGGAAAGACGAGAATGAAAGATTAAGTGAGATTCACAAACTGTTGCCCCCGAAGGGCAACTGCGGAACGAATTTGGAATACGATATATGGTATGATTTTCCAGATGATCCTAGAATACATGGATATTTTTATACTGATGTCTTTACAAAGTTTATCTTTATGAAGCCAGCATCCTTTGCACATGCTACACGCCTACAGATGGAAGCAGCTAAATCAAACATAACACCTTCTGGTGAGATGTTATTTGATAGTATAATTAATAAAGGCACAGACAAATATAGATTAAGAAAAACCAATGTAGACTATCCTTATATTATCTTTTTGCCAGGAACTAACCTTATTAATGATATTGTTGATTGGGATAAAGTTGAAAGAGAAGTTAAGTATGATGGTGCTTACTTAAAGACTCATCCACTAACTTCAGCCTTTTCTATGGCAGACTTAAGAAAAAGATTTGGTAGAAGAGTAATAGATAAAAAGTTATCTGGACATGAAATGTTAAAGAAGTGTGAGATTGTAGGTACATTTAGTAATTCCGAGATGGGATTAATAGCTTTAGGACAAGGAAGCGAAGTTAGATTGTTTGATAAGAAAGGAGCATCACCGCGCACCTATACTCCTATTTATACTTCTATCTGGAAAGGAGATGTTCGTAATACTCCTGAAGTAGATAGACTTAGAAGAATTTTATCATGCGAGTTTTCTGGTTTGGTTTCTTATTTAGTAGATAATCCGCAAGAAAGGATAGATAACTTTTTTAATTTTTTTAAAGATGTAGAACATGTCAAACCAAAAAAACCTAAAACTCTTAATACTGGAAACAAATAATTTAACAAGACTAACAACTAATTCAATAGAAGCGAATATGACTGGCTACGATTATAAGGTAGTTACTCCAGGCGATAGTAAAATAGGAACAGCTTTAAAGAATACAGATGATATTACTCTTGTTATAAAAAGCGGAATAGTATTTGGTAGGATACAAGAAGGAGATTTACCTTCTAAAAAAAGATTAAGTAAGTATCATTTAGGTGTAAGTAGAGAAGCAGTATATGCGGATCATCCTAGTATTAGAACACACTATGATCTTACTTCTAGAAAAATGCATAAAGGAATGATTGATTTATCTCTCTTTATTATAAATCCTGCGCTGTGGGATGATATTCCTCAAAGTGATACAGGCTTGTTAAGTAAGAGTAAGTTATTATACATGCCTAGATACATGAACCATAGAAACGATATTGTATTTAAAGAACAGACTATTAATTCTTGTGATGCATTAACTTATGGGGTTCTAGGAGAACAGGCTTGTATTTATAATTATATTGATGTACTAGATAGTAAAGATATATCAGTACTAGAAACCTATGCATATTGTTTTGATAAACTCCTTCCTTTTACTGGGGGATTACCAAAAAAAGAAAAAGAAATAATAGAGTGTTTAGGAAACAAAACAAAAAAAAGAATTTCGAGATTGAGGCGCAGATTACATAATGTTAAATTTATTAATTAAAAGGAGAATATAAATGGCTATTAGCCCAACATTTAAAGAGAAGTTTGAAGACGAGAATAGAATGCCTGCAGAGTTTTATAAGTGGATGCTATCTTGTCCAGTTCTATGGATAAAAGGAGATGCTCATTCTGATTACATGACCTATCTGTTTCAATCTACAGGTGAGGTAATTGTTCCTGCAGGAGAAGCTGTAGAGTTTTCAGAAGAAAAGCCTAAAAAAACTAAACAAAAGAAACACTAGTGTATATCGATGTCCTCACTCCGCTACTTATGCTTATTACTGCTATTGCTGCCTACTTTGTCTGGTTGTAGTATTAGTGCCACTAGTAAAGGTTTTAATAAAAAAACTCAACTTTTCCTTAATTGTATGAATGAATTTTGGGAGTATGAAAGAGAATGCAATTGTGAGATTTATCCAAAAGGCGATAAGAAAGAAAATTATTGTGATGCTTGGGCATCTTTAAGAATGCAAGGATACCAAGTAACGTTGGATATACCAAACTAATGACTAGACAGATCCTACATAATAAAATGAATAAACCAATTAAAATAATATTTGGATTAATTATAGTGTTGTTTCTGACAACCTGTGTAGGAGTATTAAAAATTAACTTATGAAAAGTTTATTAGAAAAAATGATAAAACGTAAAAGCTCTACTATTCCTTTTGGCTATGAGCTTTCTCAAGAAGATGCGCAGTATTTAGAACCTGTCGAAGAACAGATCGAAGCTCTTGAAGCTGTAGAAGAAATGGTTGTGAATGAAGAGTTATCTTTGCGTGATGGTTGTTATTGGTTAGAAAGCCATACAGGTAGAAGATTAAGTCCAGCAGGATTAAAAAAAATTATAGATAGAAAATATGGCACAAGACAAGACAGACAAGAGCAACTCGTCAACTTTAGCTCCTAAAAAGAAAAGAGGAAGACCTAAAGGATCTAAGAGTAGTTATACTTACCATAGTAAAACTAAAGCAAAGATAAGTGCTAGACGTTCTGTTAAAGCAAAAGAAAAAAGAATTGCTAAGTTAAAGAGTCAGATAAATTCACAACAGACTTCTTTAAAAAAACAAAAGAAAGTATTAAAGAAACTTGACAATAAAGCAGATAGTCAAGTCGTTACTGATTCTGATTTAGATACTTTACCTCCTACAGTACTAGATCAACTAAAAAATGAAAACGTAGTTTTCCATCCTAACGAGGGACCACAAACAGAATTCTTAGCTGCACCAGAACGAGATGTTCTTTATGGCGGTGCTGCAGGTGGTGGTAAATCATATGCTATGTTAGTAGATCCTTTGAGATTTGCGCATAAGAAAGAGCATAGAGCTTTAATTCTTAGGAGATCTATGCCTGAGCTAAGAGAATTGATTGACAAGTCTCGTGAATTATATCCTAAAGCTTTTCCAGGATGTAAGTTTCGTGAAGTTGAAAAGCTATGGAACTTTCCAAGCGGTGCTAAAATAGAATTTGGATTCCTTGAGAGAGATGCAGATGTATATCGTTATCAAGGACAAGCATATTCTTGGATAGGTTTTGATGAAATAACACATCTTCCTACAGAATTTGCTTGGAATTATCTAGCATCACGTTTAAGAACAACAGACTCAAGTATAGAAACTTATTTAAGATGCACAGCTAACCCAGGTGGAGTAGGTGCGCACTGGGTTAAAAAAAGATATATAAATCCACAAGATCCTAACAAATCTTTTATAGGTCATGATGGGCTTTCAAGGAAGTTTATACCAGCAAGATTAGACGATAATCCTTATCTTGCTGAAGATGGTAGGTATGAAGAAATGCTTAAAGCACTTCCTCCGATACAACGTAGACAGCTTTTAGAAGGTAATTGGGATGTAGCTGAAGGTGCTGCTTTCGTTGAGTTTGATCCTAGTGTACATGTTATAGAACCTTTTCATCTTCCTCTTATATGGGAAAGAG